TCACCGTAAAGGTTTTGAAGTGAAGTGCGAATGTATTCGGCAGAGGGTGCCATTGGTTTGTTTGCTTAACTGAAGTAATTATACAATAAAAAAGGGGGTCCAGAGACCCCCAGTAGACAGTTTGAAAACTGGATCAGAGATCGCCGTTATAAATTGCTTCTCTAAGTTCTCCAATCAAAGTTTCTTTACTACGGCGTCTATCTAATTCAACACCAATAGTTCTGCCATACTCTTCAAGTTCTTTCTTAGTCATATCTTTGAGTTCAACCTCAGGATCAGGTTTTGTTGCTTCGATATCATCACTTTCATCGGGATTTTCGACAACAACTGGACTTTCTTCTACAACAGGTTCAGGAACAGGTGTTGCCTCAACCTTTGGAGCGGGTGGTCCGCCTCTAAGTAAATCTCCGAATCTGCTCATTATTCTAAAAAGATAGTTTTTTATTATTTATAGGACTGTCTACTCCATTCTTTGAATGATGTCTGGTTTCCTGATTCTTTACTAGGTGGTTCCTTTATTCCCTTAATCCTTTTGTAATCTTGATGCATTGCTCCCAATAACCATGCTTGTGCTAACTGTTGAGGTCCATTTTCCAATAATGAGATTTGAAATTTTGATAAACCAGGTTTCATCTCTAAGTATTCATGTCTCCAATTTTTATCCATCAGTTTCCCCTTTCTTTACGTTTTTATAAAATTCCACAGCATCATCCAATTCCCGTTGATCTTCTTCAGCAATTCTTGCAGCGTGGGATGGCATTCCATGTGTAATTTCTACAAATTGAATTCCAAGTTTATCAATCATAGGGAAAACTTTATCAGGATCTAACTCACTAGGATCCATTTCATCAGGAGTAAAATCTGGTACGGTATTCATAAATTTATGCGATAAGTTCTACAAATTCACTCAACACTTTCTTATTCATCTTTTTGGTTGAAAGAGATTTCTTAAAGGCACTTTTGATCTGTGCTTTAGTTGCATCTTCTTTTACATCAAAATCAGTTTCCTGAGAAATATGCTGAGATGAGAGTCCAAAATATTTATGATACCCAGAGGTGGTGATTGTGCAGGATTTTACCTTCTTCCAAGAATTCATATTTCTTTCAAACTCATCACCATAATAACCACAATAACGGCGAATGAAAGATCCAGCATCTCTACCTGGCATAATACGCATACCAATAAAATTAATATTTTTAAAGGTTTCCTTCAAATCACGAAGGAGAATATCGGTAAACTCATACCACGGACAATCAAGAGAATAAGTATTCCCAGTTTTGCGATTGCGAAGAAATGCATTATGACGAATTGATGCAGTGCCAATGAAGGGTTCATCCTCCCAACGACGTTGAAGTTCCCGATCATACTTTGTCATACACCCATCACCATCAGTGAGAATCACACACTGAACTTTTTGCAGTTTATGATCTTGCTTAAATTTAGGAAGAATTTGATACAGAGAAACTAGAGATTCATTTAAAGGTGTCCCAGAGAGACCTAAACCATATGGAGTAAAATATCCACAATAATGACGGAATGAATATGCAACTCTGAAAATATTCTTCATCTGTACCTCTAAAGTTTTCCCATTAGTTTTGCTGGTGAAAAGATTCATCATTGAAAAATAATCAGGAACATGAAGTGTTCCATCCTTACGATCATATTGCCAATCACGTCCTTCCCGAGGATCAAAGCGAGGATAATCACTTGTAAAGGCATAAACATCAAAAGGAATAGATACCTTCTTACAGAACCAAATCAGATTATAAAGTTGCTTAATTGTATCCATCATCACGTCTTGCATAGATCCAGACCAATCTAGAACAAACACCAAACCATGATTCTTACCATCAGCAAGAGTAGTTACTTTTTTGAAGAGATCTTCATTGTATTTGTAAGTGTGTAGTTTAGAGCAGTCCAGAATACCAGATCGTGCAGTAGTAGCGCGAGCATAAGAGTCTGCTGCTTTCTTGCACTCAAACTCCTTTACAAGATAGTTGACTTCCTTCTGTGCCGAACGTTTGAATTTAATGAATTGTTCATCAACAATATTAAATATACTAGTATCTCCATCAGCCCTTTCAATAGATGCATTCCATGCATCAGAACATTTTTCATGAAGATCTGAATTAGCAATGATAACTTTATCCAAGTTCAGTTTAGGAACTTCAAGATAAACGTTCTCTTCACCAGTATAGTTAGCAAGATCTTTCAATGCTTGATCAAGAGTATCTGCAGTCTTTGCTTCTGGTTCATCATTGCCCGCAGTTTCACCACCAACATCATCTTCTGCTTCAGCAGTTCCACCATATGAATCGGTTTCGCCAGGTTCTTCTTGATCCTCGTTTTCAGATTGACCTCCCTCAGTTGTGGGATTTGGAACTTGAGGACTTGAATCACTTGAAGAACCAGATTGCTCAACCTCATTATCTTGCTGTGGATTTTGATTATTCTGCATCTCTTGCTTACAGAACTTGTATAATGCTTCTGCTGCAAGAAGAACATCATCAAAATCTTCGCATCCATCAATCATGCGAACAATAGGCATCTCCAGATATTCATCAAAAGGAATATCTACAAAATTGCCAATTTTAAAATGCAGATTTATACGATCTGCAAGATTCATTTTAGATACGTCTTCATTCTCAAGGCAGAAGAAATCTTCATCGAAGAGTTCATTATAACCACGATAAAAAGTCTTAGAGATGCCACCATATCGACGCTTCATCATCTTTTCAATGCGAACATCCTCAACAATGTTCACAAATTGAGGAGATATCTCAACCTCTTTAAACCAATCTCTATTGGGTGTATAAAGAGCGTGTCCTACCTCATGGGCAACCAACATATCATATACATCAGCACTTGCTTTTTCCCACACAGGCAGCGTCAGAACGCGAGTGTGGACATTGAACTGTGCAGTCTCAACATGACGATGCTCAACCATGAGATCCTCAGTAGCAAGCAGTTTGGCAAGTTGAGATTTAATTTCGTGGGAAATGGTCATCGCTATGTTGCGTATGGACCTATTATACAACCAAAGGTACCCCTAGGACATCTCAGTGGACAGTTTATCAAGCGAACTCACCCTGATCCTTAAGGTGATGCAAGGTTTCTTTCAAATTTCCAACATGCCTAGCACCGATGGCTACCTGTGGATATGTAGCATCCTTTCCAAATTCTGATTCAAATGCACGCTGGCTAAAGTGTTCGTCTAAACGATACTCTAAAAATTCTCCTCCTATTGATTTAAGCAATTGTGCAACTCTTTCACACTCCTGACTCCCATCAGAATAAATTACGCATGTGTTGTCAACCATTTTCCTCCTTGTATGTGATTATAATTCTTTTTGAAGCATTACCCGTAGAATCTATAACATCTTGACGATGCACTTTCGCATTTAATAACTCACCTATTTTATCTAGTAAGTTATTCACAATATTCATTTTTGTAACATTACTAGTCACGTTGCCTCCAATCATCAGGTTTGTCTCGTTGAAACCAATCTTTAATGTCATCTGCACTATCGAACCCCGTTTTGTGATTGGATGGGTCGGGGTCTCCTAATCCCATCCTATTGAGAAAATCATCTGTACTACCTTCCTCAATATTCTGTGATGCTTGTCGACGTGCTTTGTTTAACCAATCTCTAGCAGTTGTATGAGCCTTGGCAAGTTTCTCTGCCCAAATCATGTCCTCTAATTTTACTTCTTCATTGTTAGCGATCTTCTTACAGATAAACTCCAGTCGGAGTCTGTATTGGGTTGATAGCATACTAATTCGTTTTGAGTTTGTCTTTTAAATCAAGAACCTTGTTAACCTCGTTAATCGCAGCAGACATCCTAGCACCTAGAATATCCATGATATCTTCGTAGATTACTTCATTATCTACGTAGTCATCAAAATATGTTTCGATTGCTTCTTTAAGATACCTTTTGCGGTGCCACTCAGGCGAATAGGGTTTGTAGTCCATAACATCATACCATTGTACTGAATCCTTTTTGCTTGTCAAATTTTATCACACTGTCAAATTTATCTAGTAAAGATTCTTTATGTGATATAACAAAGATGTTAGCGTTCTTGATTACGTACCTAATAATCTTTAAGAATTCATCTGTGCCAAATCCATCAAGAGAAGAATCAAATACTTCATCCATAATCAACAAGTTTGTATTTACTGAGTTTTTTACTCTGGCAACTTCCCTCCAAGTAAAAAGAAGTGCTAGATCAATTCTCATTTTTTCACCTTCACTGAATGAAGAATATGAAAAATGTTCATGAATTGGTGACTCAATAGTCTCATTAAATTCTTCATCAAGTTTGAAGTTGATGTAGAAATCCATCATCTGAAGATAACGATTAACTTGTTGATTTATGAACGGAAGATACTTTTTGATGATCTTCGTCTTTACACCATCGTCTCTAAGTAGAGAATAGGCAAAATCGTGATAAACGATTTCTTGTCTTTTTTCTGATAAATCTTCAATTGTCTTCGATAGAGTTTCCCTAAACTGTTCTAATTTCTCATGTTCAGAATTTCTGTTCTGCAGGTTGCTGGTAATAGTTTGAATTTCATGTTCAAGATCTCTGATTTGTCTCTGGTCGAGGTTAATCCGAGTATTGTTTTGAGAAATGCCATGTGTTAAATTTGTAATCTCCTTGGTTAGGGAATTGAATTGACGCTCTCTTTCTTGTTCAAACTTAATAGTGGATTCAAGTTCATCAAATCCTTTCTTCAGTTCTTTTGCTGTATCTTGAGCGTCACTAATTCTATTTAACCGAAACTCTTCCTCTATATCTTGGCGGCAAGTAGGGCAGACCGCATTCTCCGTAAAAAACTTATGCTCTTTAGTTATATTTGAAACCTTATTGGAAATCTTACCTTTTAAATTGTTTAGTTTAGATAACTTTTCTCTGGCACCTGCTACCTCTTCCATCTCCTTTGTATATCTGTGTATGTCTTCTTCAACTCTTGCATTAGCTAACATATACATATCAACTTCTTTTAGAAGTTTTTCAATCTTAGATTTATTTGTTTCTATGTTTTCATTTCCACGATTCTCCAACTCCTCCATGAAGTCTCTCTGCATCTTTTCTTTTTCTTTAATATTTTCTTTTTTAAGTTCTAGAGATTTTACTTGCTCCTTATAAATTCTCATCTTTTCTTTTAAAAGATTATTCATCACGGAGAAAATACGAATATCCAAAAGATCTTCAATTACTTCTCTCCGATTTGCAGTAGTCAATTGCATGAAAGGTACAAAAGTACTACTACCCAAAATAACAATCTGAGTAAATGATTTATAATTTACTTTGAGAATGCTTTCCTCTAATATTTTTTGATTGGATCTATCATCTGCCTCTTTGTGTAGCAATGATCCATCAACTTCAATATCAAAAATATTTGGTTTGATTCCTCTACGAATCAAATATTCTTTACCGTTCAATTGAAATGTAATTTCAACTAAACAATCTCTTTCGTTTGTAGAATTTGCAAGTTGAGGTTTATTAATTTTGCGGAATGGTTTATTAAATAAAACAAAGGTAAGAGCATCTAATAGAGTAGACTTTCCAGATCCATTTGTTCCAATAATCAAATTAGTATTATTACTCTCAAAATCAATACTAGTCCATTGGTTTCCCGTTGAAAGAAAATTTTTCCACTTAATCGTCTTGAAGATTATCATTATTTGGTGGGATTACAATATCGTTTGGTGTAATTATGGAATACTTATAATTATACATCTTACATGTTTTTATTGCAAGCTCGTCGTCAACTTCTACTACCTCTAGTTCTTCTGCATATTCTTCACTACTAATCATTATAGAATATCTTTCCGCATCATCTTCCTCCTCAAAAAGAAAAAGAACCTTATGTCCATGAGAATCCTGAACGGCATATGCTCCCTCATCTTTATTATTCTTTACAGTTAATAGGTACATTACTCGACCTCACAAGATTGTCTGTAAAGATCCTGAAGAATTTTCTTGACTACACCTTTATCAAGTTCTAAATCAGACTCTTCAATATATCTATTCAAAATTGATATCGTGTTTTCCTCCTCATCAACTTCAAAATCTTCACTCTCATGAATTTGAAAGTTCTCAATAATTTTCATATCTTGAACCCCAACGGAATAAAGTTTATCAATAAACTTTTCAAACTGTTTGGGTTCTGTTTTTTTACGAACAATTACTTTTACAATCTTACCTTCATACTCCTTAAATTTAAATAATTGTAATGGAGTATCTTCATAGTAAATATTATGAAAAAGTTTATATGGATTTTCAATATGAGTGTGCTCAAGAGTTTCTGTATCAAAAATTGTAAATCCGCGAGGATCATTCACATCATTCCAAAACATCTCATAAGGATTGCCTAGGTAGAAGATTCGTCCGTTGTCTGATCGTGTATGGTAATGACCCGAAAATGTCCGCTCGAACTTCTCAAAT